AGAATTTCACCTTAGTCTCAGAAATTCTTTACAGAGACTAAGACGTGTTAAATTATTTTACCCATCACAGCTATATAACTTCCAACTTCAACCCTACACCGAAGAAAGACTTTACTTTCCCATTCAATGGCACCGAATGACGAACTTGCTGCAAACCTTCAAGGACTCAAACGTCCTGCTCTTGACGAAATAGTGCATTATCTTGAGGACCGTAATCAAATCGGTATATCTCACGATAAGAACTTGTCCTACAATAGGACGTGTGTACTACTCACCAATGAGTTACATGCCAGGCTCGTGACTCTTTACACGAACCTCTTCACCACTTCATGGCGACACTTTAAAAGTGCCGTTCGTAAGGAAATGCCCCGCACTGAAGCCAATCCACAACGCTGGCTGGCCAACTGCTACATAACTGCATGGTTTTGGGATCTCCAAGCCTCCATCCAAGAAGCCACCAAGACCTTGTCTGGTAAGATTTACCAAGACTACTTCCGAGATAACATCCACCCCATCTTGGACCGTTATGATCCTTTCCTCCAACATCTCAACACCATTATCAAGCCAACTCACATTGTTAATGCAACTGAAGATGTCCTCTACTTCCCCATCATTTCAGCCGACTACAGACGTGCTGATGCTGACATGAATATCCATCGCATTACTGGTGCATTCACCCGCCCAAATGTGGTTATGGATCTAGTTTCACTGATGGACGACCCAAACTCCGGTTGGTCCACAGTACCTTTAAACACAAATGTGTTTGGCCGCCCAGGCTGGCTACTAGACTATGACGGAACCGATGCTTATGCTTGGTTTCCTATGGAGAACAATTACAATATGTGCGATCTAATCGCCCCTCACATTCTCGCTACGCCCTGCACAGCGAAATTAGGCATATATGACGCTGATATTTGGCAAAATTGCCCAGGCAATATACCAATAACAGCAACAACAGCTAGAACCGCTCGACGTGAATCCGAACGCCGTTTCTACGGATCTGCAGAAACCAGAACAATTGAGCAGAGAAACTACACTGTCAATTTTCCTGAGCTTCTAAAGCCAAGAGACACCGGAGCACGGGCTCTAGTCACCACCACCCAGAGAGCTTCAACTTCTGGGTCTGTTGAACCGACGACAGGTGCTCAACCAGAACCTGAGACACCAACTTTTCAGATAACATTTCGACAATTTCGCATTCTCGATTACTGCTATCTAGCGAAGGTCATCCACAAGTCTAATTCCCAGATGATCAACAAGGCACTCCGCAACTTCATCCAGAAGGGAGCCTCCAAGAAGACCGAGTAACTAATGTAATAAATTAGATTAGTTAAAACTCTGTCATATTTTGTGAACATTTTGACCATTTTGTGAACATTTTGACCTACTTTTATCAATGAAAGTTTTATTTCAAGAATTTGTGTGTTTAACTACCCACTGCTTGTTGCTTTCTGCATAAAAGGGCAGCAGGCATAAGAAACCCATTAGATTAATTTCTAACAGGACTCTTATGGCCCATGCC